GAACTCACACCAATTACAAGATGTTCCTTTTTTAGTTGGGTAATCTATATCTCTATAGTTTCCATCTTCATCAAAAACAGTGTTTACGAATTCCATAAATCCATTCCATGCTTTATTTACAGATGGCTTGCCACTTGCTGGCACATGCTTTGAAATACGAGGAATTGGATAATCAGCATCCTCTTTAACTTTTCTTTTTAAGATATGAAATTCTACTTTAACTTTGTCTTCACTTATGTTATACTTTTCAGCATAGAATTTTTTGTAGATAAGAATCTGTGCGTTCTTAATTGGGTCTGATTTCTGATATTTACTCCAACCTGCAGTTGATGTTTTGAAATCTATAATTGTAACTGATTTATCTGATATCTCTCTGATAATAACATCAACAAATCCTATGAAGTTTACATTCTCTTTAATTTTCATATTAAGAGGTAATTCAATTGCAACCAATTCAAATCCCTTCTTATTAAAGAAACTTCCTAATTTAGTTTTAAAATAATGAATTATCTTTCTACCATCTCCGTAAAATTCTTCTAACTCTTCTTTTGTGCAAGGAAATTCCCCTTCACCTAATTTCTCTTTTTCTTTGTTGAAATTTTCAACTAATCTCTTTCCTAATAACTCATCTAAATCCAATGTCATAGCAGCGGTTTTAGTTGCATTATACATTATATCTAAAAAGTGTTGTAGAGTTTCATGCATAGCAGTACCAAATATCAAATGTATATTTGCATTTGATATAGATAACTTATCTATATAATTTAGTTTGTATTGTTGCGGACAGGTTGTCCACATTGAATATTGTGAAAACGAAACTCTTCCCATTTATTACTTTTTAGTTTTTTTAACTTTCTCCGTCTTAGGTAATTTTTCCTTACCTTTAATCCCATACTTATCCTTTAAGTATTTTTTATATTCTTCTCCTTCTTTGATACAAGTTAAAATATGATAATAATCTATAGCAGTTGATTTAGAACAATTGTATTCCTGTTGAAGTAATCCTACTATTTGTTCATCAGAAGTTTCTTCTGCTTTACCTTTGATATATCTAAAGTAATATCTGCCGGGTGGGATTACACCAATTAATAATTTATAAAATAATTCCGGTTCTAAAGTTTGGGTTAATGGTTGTAATTGAGCAATCATATCCACAAAATCATAGTTCATAGAAAGAAATCTATGAATCATATAATTACTCCAAGTTTTCTTATCTTCTTCAGATAAATCCTTAAAGTAATCAGGCTTTTGGTCTTTTGATATAGCGTTTAAATGGTCAAATAATGTCTTAGCCATTAGCTTTTGATATAAGTGTTATAAAATTTTTGTTTAAATTGTTCATACCCAATTCTACAATTTTCCATCCAGTCTTCCGTTCCACCATCATCACTTACCCATTTATAAGAAGTGATAGGTATCTTAAACTCTCTACAAACTCTAGTGATTGAGTATAATTCCATCTCAAAGATACTACAATTATTTAATAATTCCAACTTTTGAAGAGGGAAAGATTTAATTTTATCTTTTGTTATGAATGTTTCAGTTGTGAAGCATTTAACTCCCATATCCATTACAGGAAACGAACCTCCATCTTCTTCAAATGGTGTAACTGAATACCTAACAAATGGTTCAGCGTCCATATCACCATTGAATACTTCTTTTACAGTTACTAATGTTCCTTTTTCTAATTGGAATGAACCACAGCTTCCAAAATTACATACAAATTTAGGTTTATATTGTTGGATAGCCATAGCAGTTTTATATCCTGCATTTATCTTACCAACTCCAGTATGAATTATCGGTGAACCAAACAGAGTAGTTTCTCCATTTGATTCATCCGGCAATGCACATATGAATAATACTTCCATATTAAATTTCTAATGAACTTTTAGTAACTACAGGCTCTTCAGGTGTAGCAGGTGTTTCTGTTTGAGGATTTTGTCTTCTTAATTCAGCCGGTAATAACTCATCCATTGGTTTACCACAATTACCACACAATAATACATCGACAGGTAATACAGCATCTTTAGCAGTATTTGCTACGAATCTTGAAATCTTCTTCATCATTACTGCCTGAATAAAATAAGGATAGTTACAATGAGGACAATTCATGTCTTGTGCCTGCGATAAATCCACTCTCGGTTGTTGTGGAACTCCTGGTTGGTTTCCTAAAATTTGTGCCATTTTGTTTTGTTTTAATTTATATTTAATTTTCTTTTCAAATTCTCTTTTAATATCTGATATATTTTTCTATGCCCATTTTCATTTGGATGTGCATTATCAGGTGTTCCCATTGGTCTATCGGGTAGTAAAAACTCTTTCCAAACAGTCGTATCACTTCCGCTATATACCGGCTCTATTAGTATATCAGTTACTTTATTAATCTCATCTATTTCATCAACAAAGAAAAAACTTTCTTTTCTAAATGATTCATAAAATGCATTTCTTTCATCACTCTTTTCTGTTAGAAATCTAATCATTGTTTTTGCAAAGAAATTAAAATCAGAAAATTCGTAGTTTCTGTATTTCAATTTATATCCTACAACCGGAACAGGTATATCAAAAAATAAATGCGTTATATCGTTTGCCTTAAACCATTTGTGAACTAAGTATAAAGGGTATGTATTTTGTTTATACAATTCTTTCATATAAAAAACCCATTTATTATGGTCAAAATCTTTTTTATACGACCAATATGTTCTTTCATAAAATGGTTTATAATCTGTCCAATATCCTACCCAATCATTTATTCTTAACTCACTAGCATCACATCCATATTCTTTTTCAAATCCATCTATTGAAAATGTATTAGTAAACACCTCCTTATAAAATCTGTTATTGTAAAATGGGTTCTGTAAAAGGTCTTTATCAACTTGTCGTTCGAAGTATGTAGTTTGAAATAAAACTAATGCATTCTTAAAAAAATCAATTGGTTTATTTAATATAACATTTGCTCCAACTATATTACCCGCACCATTGATAGATAAATTTACAAAGGGAACTCCTAAGTCATCAGCTATTCGTTGCCCGTATATCTTATCCTTATCGGCATTTAATCCATATCCGATTGAACACCCCCATAATATAACTCTATCTATAATTTTTTCCATACCCACATTGGTTCACAAAATCTTTTACCTCTTGCTTCTTCAGCTTTTGCTAATGCTTCCTCCGTATATCTACCCTCATCTCCTTCTATAATAGCACCTGCTCCCGCTGAACCAGGTCTCTTAGCCATTTCCATGCCCAAGCAACCTTCATATTCAGCACCTAATGATTTGATATAATCGTTCATTGGGTTTGTAATCTCCACATATCCCTTCTCTCTATCATTTGATTTAGCATATACATCCGCAATATTAACTGCCAAATAACCCCCTTTGCGTAACGTTGGCCATAGGTTGTGAATTACTTTGTGTAAGAAATCTTCATTCCATGCATCAATTGATTTATATCTTACCCAACTTTGAGTATCATCATATGAATACCTCTCTACGTTAAAGTAAGGAGGCGATGTGAATACAATATCAAAATGGTCTGTATAAGGAGAGAAATCAAAATCTTCAGCCGGTGAACAATGGAACTCTGCTCTCTTATCTGTTTCAAAGAATCCGTTATGTTTTTTATACCACTCTGCCTGTTGATTATAGATTGGATGGTTTTCTTTTCTAGGGTCAATACCTACATAATGTTCACCATATTCGGATGCAAAGAAACCTGCTACTCTATCTCCCCAACCTGCTGAGAAATCTAATACATTCTTACACTCTAAGTAATCATATAATGCTTTCGCTACATTTGGTTTGAATTGTGCACAAATATACTTTCTTAACCCTAAACAGGTTCTTAATGAGTTTCTATCAATCTCATCAAACTTAAGTGTATATAACCCACCCATAAGTGAAACCATAAACTCTTTTGTTTCCCAAGTTCTTTTTGGACCCGGTGAAACAGTTCCGTCTACACTCCATCTATTTGATTGTTGGAAATAGTTAGATGCTTCGTTTCCTATATTATTTCTACTAAAGTATTGTTGTTTACCTCTGAATGTTATTGGGTATCTACTCTCTGATGCTTTTCTAGGAAACCATTCTCCTTCTTTAAGTAAATCTGCCCACCAAGTTCCTTTTAATTTTTTATATGAATCCAATGCATCTTTCTCCGATATTTCAGCATAAGGAATAGGATACTCCATAAGAATAGTTGCTAATGTTTCTTTAACATCATCTATAGCAAATGTAGTTTTAATGTAAGTCCAATCTTCTTTTGGTATATGAAGATACGGCTCCATCCCTTTGTATTTATCTAAATAATCTATATACATAATTTTTATTTTTAAGCTCCTACATTCCAAAATAATGAATCCGGTGATGCCATTTCTTTAATATGTTTCCACGCCTTACTATCATATGTTAATGAAGACGGAAATGGTGGTCGTTCATCTATAGGACAATCTTTATGAAACGGCATTCTTTTCGGAATTGTTATAGCTCTACCCATTTCTTCGGTAGTCGTACCGTGCCCAATTTGAACACCATATACTTTTGCATCAGGCCAAGCCATTTGCAACCCTCTACTCAACACTCCACTACTCATCACACTCCAAACTTCTTTTGGTTCGATTAATAATCCTTTAGCAAAGTTTGCAATAGTCTGAACTATAATCGGATGGTCTAGTCCAAATGGTATGCACATAGTTTTATCCCACCCTAACCCCTGTCTATCTCTAGCTCTTTTATTTATAACTGTCAACATTCCCATAGGAACTTGATTAATTTCAGCACCTAACGCTTCAGATTGTTTTGTTAATTCAGTTTTCTCATCACTATCCGGAACATAGATAATTGCTTTCTTTCCCAAATCTTTACACACATATGCGAGAGCAAGTTGTGCGTATCCTTGTCTAGGTGAAGCATACACCCAATTTTCTATTTCAGGAAAACGTAAAACATAATTATAAGCTGCTCTTCTCTTAGTTCCACCTGGTAATAAATCTTCTCTAACTACATTTATACCTTCTATATTTTCAATTACAATAGGTGGCAGATTAATTTCAGTATCTAACTGCTTATAATCAAAATCAAAAAAATCAAATTGTTTCATTAAGCGCTTCCTTTTTTTTGAAGTATTTTAGTATTATAATTTTACCAAAAGAGCCTGATAATAAAAACAATATAATTGTTAACCAATCTCCTTTAAGGAAACTATCTACAGACCAAGCAGTTGATGCTATCCAAAATAATGTTTGTATATTAAATAGTATTACGGATTTTGTTACATTATTTTCAACAACCCATTTAATTTCTAATACTTTAAAAACCGCTAAGGCTATTTGAGAAAAAATTACAAATCCGTAAACTATATATGGATGCATTATTTAGATAAAATTTGTAATACAACAATTATACCTGCCATAAATTGTATTTCTTTATCAACTACTAATGCATCTTTTGAGGTCGCCTCAGCTAATGCCTGAATTACGGGAGCAGTATTACCTTTTGCATAATCATCTAATTTATCATACAAATAAGAATATGTATCAGTAAAATCAGTTACTCTATTATCAGCAACTAATTGTCTAACATTCATAAATTTATTTCTAAGTTCATCTTTTGATTTAAGTATCTCCACTAATTTAATACGGAAATCCGAATCTACAATTGTAGCACTATCAGTTTTTAATACACCACCTACACAAGCTAATTGACAAGTGTTAATAATCTTTCTGATATCAGGATAATATCCATCTACAATAGGAACTAAATCAGTTGGATTAAACTGAATTTCCTCTTTCTTTAATATGTTTGCAATCTGAATTGCTACATCTTTTTTAGTTGGAGGTGTTATTGCAAATGATTGGCATCTACTTTGTATAGGTAGAATGATTTTTTCAATATAGTTACAGGTTAAAATAAATCTACAATGTCTACTAAATGTTTCCATTAAGTTTCTTAACAATGCCTGTGCGTTTGGAGTCATATAATCAAACTCATCTAAGATGACAATCTTATATTTTTTGAAACCAACCCCACTTGCAAAGTTTTTAACTTTATTTCTAACGGTATCAACATTATTCTCATCCGATGCATTTATAATCATCACATCAGATTCTATGTTTTTTACAATCAATTTAGCTAAAGTAGTCTTACCTGTTCCCGCTTTACCAAAAAACAAAAGGTGAGGGATATCACCACTTTCAATATATCCCTTTACCTTTGCTTTAAGATTTTCATTACCTACATAATCATCTAACTCTGTAGGTCTATACTTCTCAACCCAAAGTGAATGAACTTGTTCTTCGTTTTGTTCAAAAAAACTCATACTTTGTTTGGATTAAGATTATGATAATTGTACTTCTACTAAATAGTATGATGAGGTAAACCCATCTACTGCAAATTCAACATGAGATAATCCATCTTTAGATACCGCTAAAGTAGCTTTGTTTGCTTCTTTATTAGCAGAAAGGATTTCTTTAAAGTATTTTGCAGAGAATGAAATTGGTTTAACTTCTCCATCATAATTATCGTTTACTACTAATTCAACTCTGTTAGTGTTAATATTAGAATATCCGATAACAATTTTTAATTTACCTTTTTCTGTTAATACGGTAAAGTTATCAATATCACTCAATGCAGATTTTGCTTTAATGAATTTTTCAATAAAGTTTGAATCCATATCAATTACGATATTAAATTCAGGTAATTGTTTTAATTCAGGTACATTTGGGATTACTGCCAAATCCGCTAATTGATACTGAACCGCTGTAGAATCAGATGTTAATGAAAGAGAAATTGGTTTTTCATCAATTTTCTTTAATGTTAAATTAACATCATTTCCTAAAACGTTTAATAAACTTTTTAAGGTGTTGGTGTTGTAAACACCAATGCTAGAATCTTCAAATTCAAATTCATTTAGAGTAACTAATCCCAAAACAGTTTTATCATCTGAAATAAATCTAGTACTTAATGTTTTGTTTTCTGAATTCCATTGTACTGATTCTACTAATCCCGCTAAATTATATTTTGAAATAAAGCGGCTCAATCGATTTTTGTCCATAATACTTGTTATTTGTTTTAAATTGTTTTATATATTGTAAAGATACGAATTTTATTGTTAATTACCAAATTAAAATGAGAAAAATTTGTCGGATTTGGTTAATTTTAGTTGCAAAGTACCCCATCCTAAAGCTTTATAAAAATCATCTAATTTATTCTGCATTTCATGCTCAAAAATCTTATCATAATCTATGTAATTTTTGATGAAAGTTTCTATTACATCCGGGTCATCTGCTCCCTTAAATGCGATTGTTTCTAATCCTAATGGGTTTTGCTTAAGATACACCCATTTCATTTTATCACCATTTCTCATAGGTGAATATTTGAATCCACAATTAAAGTGTTTCAATAATTGGTTATATGTCCATGCTGCTTTAACGTGCGCAGGAGTTCCTTTTAAGAATTGAAACATAGCTCCTTTTTCAGGAGTATATTTTGATAATTCTTTTACTGAACTACTTTTTGCAATATTATATGGTTTAACCAAAGGTAATGAAGTTTTAAATGTTAAAATTCTTTCAGTTATAACTTCTTTACCATCACCTTTTAGAATATCAATAAGCGTTTGTTTCATAAAAACTTTGAAAGATTGTGGGAATGAAGAACGAACTACATCCAATCCTTTTACTTGCAGTTGGTCACATTTAATACCATTCTCTGCAATAATCCATTGAGCATATCGTTTCTTTGCTACCCAAAATCCTGCTTTGGATACAAACTCTTTTTTAATTTGTAATCTATGTACATCAATATTAAATGCTTTTGAAGCCAACATATCATAAAAGTTATTTAAGAAATTTTGGCTTTCTCCTGCAATAGCATCTACCTTTAAAGCAATTTCATCATCACTTTCATTTTTCCAATTAGGAAATCTATGGTCTAATAAAGGAACTGATGAAAAGAATACGGAATCGGTATCAATGTATATGTTATAATCCACATCATTTGTTCCTAATTCTTTATTATATTTAATATTCAACATATTAGCGGTATTTTTAATTACAGTTTGACCTGTTGTAGTTACCGCTTCTGCGTTATCAATATCATAGAATCTAAATGAAGGTAATCCTAATACTCCGTATAATGAGTTCAATAAAATCTTTTGTACCAATTGTCTTTTAGCATAAAAAGCATATTGCTCTGCATCACCCGCTTCACCATACTTTTTCTCTAACTTACGATACTCAACCCTTTTTTGAAACCACTCTTCCAAAATTGCAGGAATACATCCTACTTTATCCGTTCTATATACTACTCCGTTTGATGATATGGAATAATTGTTATCTTTTATAAATTGTTGAAATCTATCTCTTTGAACAGTCTTACCCATAATGGTATAACTTTTATCCAATCCTTTGACATACCTTTCTATATCCCAATCCTCCACTTTAGCCATTTTAGTTTCAGGTGAAATATTCAAACTCATAATAATTGATGGGTATAGTGATGTTAAATCTAAATCATAAATCCAATCATGCTTTCCAACAATAGGGTCTTTAACATATGCTCCAATAAATTTTTCATCCTTTGCACCCTCCGCAATACCTCCACTTTCTCGCATAGAATCCAACATTCTATCAGAATCTTCTTTTTTTAATTTGTTGGATGCTACCAACCCTCTTTGTCTAAGAAAACATAAAAGTGCACCTTCCATAATTCTACCCGCAAAAATAAAATCATCATACGCAATGTGTCCGGCGTGACAGATACCTCTTACTAATTCTATAAATTGTAGTTTCTTATCCATATCTACAATCAATCGAACATCTTCTAAGTTATACTCAATAAATTTTTCAATATCATTTTTAAATAATTCATCTAAGTTGCCTGTATATTCAACTTTACCCCTACCTAATTCTATTCTAGCAACCGTATCCAAACGATAGTTATCTAATTCTTTATAGTTATATTTTTGGTATAACGTAAGATAATCTAACGCAGAAACTCCTCCTATGAACCATCGTTTGCGATATGGAGAAAAGAAAGTTTCTTTAATTGGCGATAAACGTTTTGCGTTCTTATCTCCTAATACATTTTTTAAACGATTATAGAGATAGGGGATATCAAAAAAATCAATATTCCACCCTGTTAAAATAGTTGGACCAATTGATTCATATATGTTAAGAAATTTAGATAATAAGTTTGCCTCATTATCAAATGGGAGAATTTCCCTATTATCGGATTTTGAATGAGTTAATGCTCTATCTTTATCTAAAATTAATACATAATAAAAATCAGATACAGAATCATGCATAGCAATAGAAGTAATTTCATTGGTTGCCTTTTCTGTATCAGGCATACCACTAATCATTTCTACCTCAATATCAAATGTTAATATTTTATGACCTTTAGATGGTATATCGGAATCAGTATATAAATCCACCAACATACGTGTTACTTCCGGAACATCAGTTTCCAATAATCCTTCATCTTCTTTGGAATATTTAAATACCTTAGTCAATCTTTCTCCGTAAATACTTTCCCATTCTCCGTTTATAGCTGGTTTAAAAGCATACCGAGTATATGGAACGGTAAAATATCCCTTTACATCATCCCAAATATGGACAGTGTTTGTGTTTCGTTGGTAATATATGTTTTGATACAAATTTTATTGGTTTAGTTGTAAATGTAATTCATCAATCATCTTGTCATCATTAGTGGATAACACTTTAGCTCTTTCTATACTTCTTAATTCATGCTCTCTTCTGTAGTTATCATCATTTAACATACAATCCAATAAATCAAAAAAGTCTTTTTTAAATTTCCAAAATATTCCGTTATTATCTATTTCTTTATAACATCCGGATTCTTGAAATATCATAGGTGTTCCATTCATCATACAATCTGTAGCGGCTACACTCCACCCATAATGAGTCTGCCTCATTTGGACACCTACCTTACATATTTGTAATTTTTTATAATATTCTTCTTTATCACATTTTATTGTATCTATCCAAGGTTCTTCCGCAACTTCATTTAACTGCGGTAACCATACTTTGAAATCTTGTCTTCTTTCTCTGTATTCTCGCATTAATTCCATAAACTTTGGGAATCCTTTGTTTGCAATACATCTATGATTGAATACAATAATATTTTCTTTTTTATCAGAAGGTGTTTCTATAATTTTATTTTTATCAACTCCTAAATTCCACACCACTAATTTTTGCCTAAGAACATCTATTACATTATCACTAAACCATTCCTTTGCTTCTTCAATAATCTTATCCTTTTGTTCCTGTGTATTTAGGTAACAAACTTTCATTCTTGTAACTTGATACAATGATACAACTAAGTTTCTAAAATTAGCTAATCTATCTTCAGCATTACAACTTCTCATTTCAAACCAATGAGAATATCCAACTATTTCTTTTTGTGTAAATCTAGCGACCTGAAACCAATCGGGCATATGAGAATATACCACATCATAATCCAACTCTTTTAATAATCTAATTATTTCTTTTGGAAACAATACTCTCATAGAGAGAATATTTCCACTAATATCTACAGTGTGTTGAGTTACATTTGGAAAATTTAATCTTCCTAAAGGTTTAGGTAAAATTAAATGAAAGTAATAATTACCTCGTTGGTTTAAAGAATTAATGTGATTATATATAACATCCACAAAAGAATCTTTTTCAAGATTCTTAAGGTTAGTTATGTTGGGTATAATCAATACCTTTCTTGCAGACTGAAAGTCTGGTATATTAAAGAAATTCATAATTCGTAACTTATTTATAAGTCAAAGATACAAAAAATCTTTGATATTACCAAATTTTTATGACTTATATTCGTTGATTTTATTCTCATAGGTCATCTTTGCATTAACACCTGCTAACCTATCAACTTCAACTCCATCTTTTACAAATACTACAGTTGGTACTGAACGTATTCCGTATTTAGATGCCTGTTCGTGGTCTACATCCACATCAATTGTTTCAAATACTACATCTGAATGTCCTGCTTTAATCCCTTCCATTACAGGTGCTAATGCTCTACACGGCCCACACCATACTGCCGAAAATCTTTTTACTTCTAACATGTCTTTATCTTTTATTTAAATATTATCCTTCACAACTTACACATTCTGGGTCCATCGCCTTTGCTGCAATATCTCCCCTTAAAACTGATTCGGTTCTCATATAGTAAAGTGTCTTAACACCTTGCTTCCATGCCTCTAAGTGAACTTGATTAATCCACTTAGGGTCAGCTGTTGCAGGAAATGCCAAATTTAGGGAAACCGCTTGGTCTATATATTGTTGTCTTACACCAGCTTGTCTTACTAAATCTAACTGATTGATTTCTTTGAATGTTTTAAATACATCTTTAACTGAACTACATCTATGTGCTCTTTCATCGATTGATACTTCGTTACATTCAACTAATTTACCATCTGAAAAACACCATTCATCTAAAAATTCCAAATCTTGCACCGAGCCACCATCCGCTAAAATTTTATCCCATACTTCTTTGGTATTTTTACCAATCTTACGAAGTACTCTTTCCAATTCGGGGTTCTTTCTAATAAATGTTCCCTTTGACGTTTGTTCGGTAAATACGTTAGCTGCCCAAGGTTCAATACCACTACTCACATTACCACTCAATTTAGAGTTTGATACCGTAGGTGCTACTGCTCTTAGGTGAGTATTACGGAATCCACTTTCTTTACACCATAGTGGTTCACCATATTCGTTTGCCAAGTCTCTACTTGCTCTTTCAGATTCTATCTTTAATTGAGAGAAAATCTTACGAGTTTCAAATTGTGCTTGTAAACCTTCGAATGGTAATCCTTTTTGTTGTAAATAAGTGTGCCATCCTAATACGCCTAATCCTAATGCTCTACCTCTTTCTGCTGAACGGACCGAATTCTCAAATCCTTTCATATTCTTAGCTCTTTGTAAGAATTCTTCTAATACACCATCTAAGAAAATAGTAGATGTATAAACTAAATCAGTATCTTTCCACTCATCGTACTTTGCTAAGTTTAATGAACTTAAACAACATACAAATGAATGTTGCTCATCGGTATGTAATACAATCTCCGAACAAATGTTAGTCATATGTACTTTCAAACCATTCTTCTTATACATTTCAGGATTTGCTTTATTAACATTTCCTTTGTACATAATATATGGTTCACCGGTTGCTTTTCTCTTTTGAAGTAACTTACCCCACTTTCGTCTAGCTTCACTATCACCTTCCTCCAACTTCTTCATAAATCTATCACTAATTACAACACATTGATGTAGGTTAAGTGATTGACGATTAACATCACCTTTAGGTTCTCTAATCTCTAAGAAATCTTCAAAATCTTTGTGTTCAATTTTAATGTTCACCGATGCTGCTCCTCTACGAACACTTCCCTGATTCGTTGCTAGTATCGTAGAATCATAGATTTTAGCAAATGGCACAATACCATCGGATGTTCCATTGCCGGTAATTTTAGAACCCGCAGGTCGTATCATATTGATTCCGATACCAACTCCACCTCCGTGCTTTGCCAACAACATCAATTCTAAATTTTTAGAACCAATCTCATAGATACTATCACCAACATCAATGCCGAAACAAGAGATTGGTAAACCTCTATCTGTACCCGTATTTGATAATACTGGCGTTGCTAAACATAGCCATCCCTTCCAAATGTAATCAAAGAATTTTGTTGCCATTTGTGGTTTATCTAATCTCTTAGCAACTGTCGTAGCAACTCTCCAATATGCATCTTTTGGTTTTTCTCCTGCTTGCAAATATGTTTTGGATATAGTTTTTACATATATCTCATTGTTTCCCCAATGTGGGAAATCAACATCTACTTCCCAACCGTATTCTTCTCCGTAATTTTTCATAAACTTTTTTTAAAATATATCATCCCAATTTTCTCCTTCACCTGCCTTACTATAATCAGTAGGTCTCATAGCAAAGAAATCTGTATGTGTTACTCCACCTGTAAGATGATAAAACCAATCTAATTCAGATGCTTTCTTTTCGTTAAACTCAAAGTAGTCATCTCCACCTTTAATTGGGTTGTATCCTAACTCCCCCAATTTCTCATTAACTCTCTTTGTAATGAATTCTTTTAGGTCATCTTTTTTAAGATTATCCAAATCACCCATTTCAAAAATCTTATCAATAAATTTGTGTTCTAAATCTCTAATGATTTCAGCTGCTTTGTAGATATCAGCTTTTGCCTCTTCTAGTAATTCAGGATGCTCTTCACACATATGTCTGAATAATTGGCATCCCATTTTAGAATGTAGGGATTCATCTCTAACACTCCACTTCATTTGTTGTCCAATTCCTTTCAATAGGTTTCTCATTTGAAACGAATATAATACAGCAAATGAAGAATATAATGCCACACCTTCCGCAAATGCCGAAAAGATAGCAAGTGAACGAGCAACCTCAACTCTAGCCGTATGATTTGTTTGTAAATCTTTAG